CAGAGAGGAAACTACAATGAAAGTTTACGAAAAGATTGCTGCAATAACCGCCGACTTGTCCAAGATCGGCATATCCAAAGACTCCAAGAATTCGCAACAAGGGTATGCGTTTAGAGGCATTGACCAAGTGTACGGCGCGTTGTCGCCGTTACTTGCCAAGCATGGCCTGTGCATCCTGCCTCGCGTAACGGATCGGCAAGTTACCGAGCGTCAGAACCGCAACGGCGGGACATTGTTTTACACCACGCTGACCGTTGAGTTTGATTTCGTAGCCGCCGAGGATGGTAGCAAACACACCATCGTCACGGTTGGCGAGGCGATGGACAGCGGCGATAAGTCCAGCAACAAGGCCATGAGTGCCGCGTACAAATATGCTGCCTTTATGACGTTCTGCGTTCCGACCGAAGGCGACAATGATGCTGATGCCAGTACGCATGAGGTTGCCGCCGTTGATGTGGAAATTAAAACGCACGTTGCGGAGATCACCGAATCCACCGAACTGCGTAAATTTTTTAAGTCGCTGACGGACGACCAGCGCAAGACACACATCGCAGTGTTTAAGGCTCGGCAAACCGAGTTGGAGGCTAAATGAAAACGTGCAGCAGTTGTTTGCATTACCAACCAACCGGCGAATTTGAGGGATTTTGTGTATTTATGTTCCCGCCGTGGATGACTACAAGATCACAGCAAGTACACAAATACGACTCATGTGATTTGCACCGATGGAATGAAATAGAAATTGAGGTGGTAGATGAGTAACGAACAACGCACCGAAGGCTGGTATCAAGACCGGCTAGGCCGCGTGACCGCCTCCCGCGTAAAAGCGGTAATGATGAAGAAAGAAACGGCGGGTCGGCAAAACTTGATGGCCGAGTTGATCTGCGAGCGGTTGACCGGCGAGCCGACCAAAGGCTTTAGCACACCCGCGATGGAGTGGGGTACGCAGACCGAACCGCAAGCGCGTGATGCGTACAGCGCACACGTTGGCGAACTGGTCGCCGAGTCACCGATGGTGCGGCATCCCACGATTGAATGGGCGGGCGCATCACCAGACGGCATCGTGGGAGAAGGTTTAGTGGAAATAAAATGCCCAAACAGTAACAACCATCTGGACACGTTGTTAACAGAACAAGTGCCGACCGAGTACATCCCGCAGATGATGTGGCAGATGGCTTGCACAGGCGCGAAATGGGTGGATTTTGTAAGTTACGACCCGCGCTTGCCGCCCAAGTTGCGTTTGTTTGTAAAGCGTGTGGAGCGGGATGACAAACAGATTGAAAAAATGGAATCCGAGGTGCAGAAGTTCCTCGGCGAATTGGAAGAAAAGTTAGAAAAATTGAAGGAGATTTCCGGTGAGTAACTATGATAACAATATGCGCGGCGTGCTGTTCAAAAACGATAAGCAAGGCAACGACAAACGCCCCGACTACCGTGGCAGCGCGGTAATTGAGAACGTGGATTTCAACGTGTCGGGCTGGATCAAGTCCAGCAAGAAAGACGGCAGCAAGTTTATGTCGTTGTCGTTTGAAGCCAAGAAAGCCGCTCCTGACAAACCAAAACAGGAGAAGGTGCTGACCGAGGATAATTGGGTTGATGATGACATCAACTTCTGACTTTGAGCAGAGGTTTCGGGCAAGTCGCCCTGCGGAAATCGTAGTGGCGACTTTCCTGTTGACCCAAGGTCAGACTGTGACGCTGCCAAAGCGTCGGCTTCGTGCAAACTTTGCGGATCGCAAGGAATACGCTGACAAAGGCGATATATACGCCTCGGGCAAACGGATTGAAGTGAAGCATCTGAAGCGTGATTTTCCATACCGAGAATGGCCGTTTGATAGCGTCACCATTTGCGCCAAAGCCTCGTTTGATGCCGCTGATCCCAAGCCCGACTATTACTTCTTGCTTAACCAGCCCATGACTATTGCCGCGCTCGTAGATGTGCGGAACACGCGCCCGATCTGGACGGTGCGTAAACAAGCCGACCCTGCGCGTGGTTATGACTACGATGTTTACGCGCTTGACCCCGACTTTTTGGGCTGGCGATACATAGACTTTGAGGAACGCTTGTGAAGCGCATATTCCCGAAAGGCACCAAGCCCGATGACATTATCAAAGCCGTTGCCACAATGGTTGCGGCTATAGACACCAGCAAGGCGTGGTGCATTAGCGTGGAACCGTGGAAGCGCAAACGCTCGGACGCGCAGAACAGATTTTTATGGGGTGTTGCTTATCCCATGATCCTTGAGCAGGGCGGCGAAACGCTTGGCGGTTGGACACGCGATGATTTGCACGATTACTTTCTTGGCGAGTGTTTTGGTTGGGAAGTGCTGGAAGGTTTTGGTCGTAAACGGATGCGCCCGATCAAACGTAGCAGCGCAATGAACAAACAAGAGTTCACGGATTATTTGATGTATATAGAACAACGCTGCATTGATATGGGAATGGGGCCGCTGCCCGAGCCGGTGTATGAGTAGAAACAATTGGGGAATGTCGGAAATGACGTATCTACGCAAACAAGCCCAAGACCGCCCTTGTATGGTGCGGTTGCCCGGTATCTGCAACCACGATAAAGCCACTACCGTGCTGGCTCATGTGCGTTTGCCGGGGGTCAGCGGCATGGGCATGAAGTCGCCCGATCTGATTGGGGCGTGGGCGTGTTCGTCATGCCACGACACCATAGACCGCAGAGCAAATACTGACCTAGACCGTGACTTTGTGCGCTTGGCACACCTTGAGGGCATGGCGCGAACGATCAACGAGTTGAGCAAGGAGGGACTGCTATGAATATCATCGCAATGCTTCTGGATTGGTTATCATCGCGTAACCGCCGTGTGGACGAAGAATGGCGGTATGGGCCTATGCCGAATTGGGCGTGTCACCGAGGCGGCGTGGATTATTGGTAAAACCGCATAAGAGGCGATATGGGCCGATTAGACGATGACCCCCTGTATACCGCCGAGGGTGAGGCGTTTGAAGCGGAATTACGCGCTGCGCCGTGGGCGTATGGGCAAAACCCTACGCTAAACCTTCACGAAGTCCTTGCACGGATGCGTGGGCGGGGGCTGGATGATGAGGCCGATTGGATTCTGGCCGAAATGACGCGCCTAGCCCTTTCGTAGATGCCACGGGGCCGAGGCTTTGTGGTGTTCCCCGCCACAGACCACTTCGCCTTTTAGGGGCTTACGCTGCGTCGGGTGACTGCAACCGTATCCCGATCCGTTCCACGGGCAAAACCATACGCATTTTTGGCACAGTTCTGGCTGCGACCATGCCAGTTCATCTTCCTCGTCGCGCTTCACGACACCCTGCGCCACTCCGGTTTGCCGTCGCCGCGACTGAAATGCGGAACGTCTACCAACTTCTGCCCGTTGCCGCCCCATGAGTTTAGCGGGTGCAGGGATTCCCAATACGCACCAAGCGGGGCCAACGCGTCCTTGCTGTAGACCAGTTTGCTGTCGCGGAAGAAGTTGAGGTCAACCGCCCGCCGCGTAAGGTGCAGCGAGTTCATGGTCTTGGATCGGCCTGTCTTGACGTACACGGCCTGTTGCTCGGGGGTGCGGTACATCTCCCCTGCCGTCACCGTAAAGCCTTGCCGCGTGGCTTCCTCCACCAATTTGCATACGTCTAGCAGGAACGCCGCTTGCTCGTTGACAAGGCTCATTTGATAGCCTTCACAAGGGCTTCAGACTTGTCGTTACTGCCTTGGCTTGAACCAAAGTAATAACTGACGATCTGCGTGCTAATGGCCGACAACACGCCCAAAATGTAAATCAACACATCTTTCCGAGACGAGTCTAGCGGGGCATCTTGAAACATCACGATGCTAAACAGCACAAGCGTTATTAGCAGAATGGATAACGCAAGGATAGGCGTTATAACTTTATTAAGCAGGGGAGCGTCTTTGCTCGTCGCAATGGCGGTTTCCCGGTTGCGTGCGGAATCGGTGTCCTTCAGCCGCATCCCAAGTTCTTCAAGGTCTAATTTGTTTTCCTCAAGCCGCAGCCGCATCAGTTCTTCTTCGTGCTGCATCTCGGCGATCTTGATTTGCGCGATTTGCTCGGGCGACATATCGGGGGCTAACTTGACCCCTAACTTGTCCTCCACAAATTCTTTGCCCTTCGCCATCACCGCGTTGGCGACGAGGCCGAGGCCATTGGAAAGTAGGCTTTGGATCAGCGGCATCATCGTTTGGCACTCACGGTGTCCATGCCCTTGGTCACGGTCACATGGTCGCCTTCCACATCAACCTTCATCGGCATTTCTTGCCGATCCAGCCGGTCAAGTTTGGCGATAAGGTTGTCAATGACCTTAAACTCGGGCCGCTCCTCTTTGGGCGACGCGCCTGCGATACCGTTCAGCATGGAAATCAAAGCGGTCAGCGAGGCTCCGAGTAGACCCATCACGGCGGCGATCTTGTCGGCCTCCAGAAAAAGGCTGCTGATAACGCCGATCACCACGATCAACGTGATGTAGGCAAGACCGTGCTTGCCGATGGCCTTGCCTGCAACGTCCTTGGCCGAGGATTGCGCTTCCAGCCGGTTTAACTCGGCCTGCACTTGCGCTCGGAACATTTCCACATCGTCAGTCATTTTTGCAGGGCTTCTAGCAGCATGACGGCCATCGTGCCGAGTGCGCCAAGCAGAATAACGATCACCGAGCCGCCGACGGTCAAGATGACCTTTTCCAAACGCTTGAGACGGGCGTTGATGGCTTCGTACCGCACCGCGCAAACATCAATGTGGCTGGTTACAGTCACTTCCAGTTCTTGCACGGTGGTCATTATTTGGCCTCAAGTGCGGCAACACGCGCCCGTAATAATTGAATTTCAGCAATAAGCAACGGAACCAAGGTCGTGTAATCCACTTGCTGGAAAATAGGATTGCCGTTTTCATCTACAGCATCTTTTTGGCCGCAAACCGCATACGGTGCTGCTTCCGCAAGTTCGTGAGCAATAGCCATTGGACGTTCAATGGTTGCTTCATGCATTTTGCCGCGATAAATCTTAATAGCGTCAATTTTTTCGCCACTATCAGTCACCGGGCCATATACGTCTTTGGCGCGATAATCCGATGAAGTGTTGTAAGCAACCAACCCGCTTGACCGGTTGTATTGAATGTTTCCACGAAAAGTTGGCGTTGAATCGGTGTTAAAAACCATCAACCCAGAATCGCCGCTGTTTGTGTTATTCCAAACAATTACTGCGCGAGGTTGCGAACGAATAACAAAAATTGCCGGATAAACTCGCGCCCCAGTATCGCCAACAACTTCAAGAGGCGTTGCCCCAGCACCATAATATGACGAAGAAGAATTTACTAATACTTCGCCGCTTCCCGGAGGCGACAAGATAATGTCGCCATTGGTATTGGATGCACTAATCGTGTTCGTGCTAAACGTAATGTTGCCGGTAGAACTGCTGGCCGTTACGTTGACCAACTGGAAACGCGTACCGTCATACACAATCACGGCGACTTTGCCCGATACCAAGTCACCCGCAGCCAATGCGGTAGAACCTTCCTTGGTAATGTTTTTTGCGCCAAGCGAGTCAATGTTGATCGTGACTGCGCTTGTATTGGTCGCGGCGGGCGTAAAGTAATACATCGCGCCAGACGTATAGGCCGCAACAGTCGGCGTGCCAGAGGCCGTAATAGTGTCCGTGCCGGATACTGACAGCAGTTTGGCAGCGGTGGTTTGCACTTGCGTAAGGTTGGCCGCATCGGTTGCCGCCGTGCCAGCCGCCATGCCGGTGATGCGGTTATTGCCCATCGGAATGTTAGCCGTGGCAACCGTCTGGCCGTCCTTGGTCATGCAAGTGGACAAGCCCGTAGCAAGGTCAGCCGTCAATGCGTTAAACGCCGTTGCGGTAATAGTCGTTCCCGCTACGACAGGCTGGCCCGCCGTGTTGATCTGGAATGTACCCGAACCGTTGAAACTCATTGTGCGGCCCTCGCTTTACGTTCTTCATCAGCCTGTTGCAACCTAGACAACTGCAATGCCAACTGTTGCGTATAAACAGGATCAAGTTGTTTGCCAGCGGCAATAGTGCGTTTTGCCATATCAACGGCCATTGCCATTGATGGATTGCGTGCCGAAAGTTGATCGCCGTATTTAGAAAGCATTTCCGCAAGACGGCGCGGGCCACTAGCAACTTGTCCTGCCTTAAATACGCCTTCGCCGACAAGCCGCGGGCTAGTCAAAGCCGCCGCGCCAATCATGGTTGGATCGGTCAACAAACCGGGAATGTTTTGCGCCATATTGGTCACAATTCCGGCTCCCGTTAATTGACCGGAAAGACTACGAGGCAATTTTGCACTCATAGCCTGTCCCGCCAAACGCGGGAAAAGCGTTTCTGCACCGGCTTGCTCAAGTTGCCGACCTAACGCAACACGCTGTCCATAATTGGTATTGGCGTTATCGCGCAAAATAGACTGCAATTTGCGCGTAGTTGTATCTACCGTTGCGCGATCAGACAACGACAGCCCACGTTCCAATTCTTTCAGCAAATCGCTGGCTTGTTCGTAGTCGCCCATTGCCCTCATGTAATCGGGTGCTTGCTTGGCAACAACTTGACGAACCGAGCGATACATTTGGTCGGCAACCAATCGCTCTGGCGAATTGGGCGCATAACCCTTGGATTGGTTATAAATTTTCTGCTTAAGTTTATCCAAACCTTCAGGCGTATGAAATTCGGCAGGATCGGAAAATTCCCAATCTCCAATAATGTCCTCAATTTTCTGAACAGCGGCGGCGGCAGGCTCATTGATTGTTTTGCCTTTGAATTGCCCCATGCCTTTCAGTTTGTCAAATTCGTCCCGAATAGGCTGAAAATCAAGAACGGTTTTATCTTGCGTAACGCCAGCCATGTTTTGCTTGTATTCACGGCTACGCTGTTCGCGCAAATTGTTAACGGCTTTTTCAGCCTCGGTTACAACCGCATCGGGCGTTGATTTTTTTCGCATTTCGCTAACAAATGCTTCGCCCTGTTTTCCACCTTGATAGCCTGCTTTGGCAGTTTCTTTAACGGCTTCGTATCCCGTTCCCGTTGTAAACCCAAGCGTACCCGCTGCTGCTGCGCCGGTTCCCTTTGCTGCCTTTGTTGCCACATTTAGCGGGTCAACCATGCGTCCTGCGGATTCCACCACTTGTGCGGCACGGGCAATGCGCGGGGCTTTTGCAGCGGCTTTAGCGGCTAATGCGCCACCGGCAGTCAGCAACCCAGCCACATCAGAAGCCATACCAACCGGATCGGTTGAAAACGTCCTCATTGCGTTATCAACGCTGCCGTATCGGTTTACAAAATGCTGCCCAACTTGGTTGGCAAGTTCGGGGTCAGCATCGGTGATGCCCGCTTTGCCAAGGATGCTTTTGCCAAGGTTAAACGCCGATTTTGCAGTTTCAACGGGTGACAAAAACGGTTCTACAACAGCACGGCCAAATTGAACCGCGCTGGATGGTGCGTTGATTGCCGCTCCGGTCAGCATTTTGCCAACCGTCATTTCCGGCAAATCTTCCCAACTGCCGTTTTTATAAATATACCGTTGCCCCGTCTTGGGGTTTGTTGCGGTATCGCCTTCCCGATATTGCTCCATTGCCATTATCAACGTCTCCTATCGGGAACTGCACCCGGCGGTAGCCCTTTAGGTGCGCCAAATCCTTCCGGCACTTGCAACGGGCGACGGTCATACCCGTATGTTTCATCCAACCGCAATTTTTTCTTTTGCAACAAATCACTAATAGTATTGATTTGTCCCGTAATTGTTCCCCGAGACTGCGGGTTAATAATTTGCGCCAACTTTTGCGGGTCTTTCAACGTATCTTCAAGGAACGGAATTTCGCCGGGATTCAACACGCCGGTTGCTTGCAATTCACGAACTGCGCCAAGCGCAAGTTTGTATGCCGACGACAATTCGCCAGCCTTTTGACCAATCAAACTTTCTTCCTTTGGAATAGAAGCAAGTTTTGTTGCAAACCCCGTAATTGCATCCATTGCGCCTTGCAGACCAAGCGCACCTTCTCGGTACTTGCGCCGGTCAACTTTGTCATCGCCGGTCAATTCTGTTGGCTTTTCATAAGCCGTTTTTCCAATGGCTTCACCGCGAGTTGTATAAACAGGTTTCCCATCCGGCCCCATAACTCGGTACAACTCGGACGGTTCGCGAGACGGCGCAATACCTTTTGGTTTTTCTTCTGTAGTTCCGTCGCTGTATTGCACCAATACTCTATTACCAAAATCAACTTCTTTAGTAATTGTTTTTCTTGGTTTCAACGCGCCGTAATCAACGTCTTGACCGCTTTGAATAGCCGTTTGAACCGCTCTTCGGCTTTCGGGATCAAGAGTCATTATTTGTTCTGCCGAAAGCATCGGCATCTTGGGCTTGGTACGCGCAGTCTTGTACGCCTCAAGCAACTCGGGGTCGGTAACCAACGCTTCGCGGCCATACTTGGTTGACGCGAGGCGCACAGGGTCAAGCGGGCCACGCACCATTGCAAGGCCACTTGCATCCGGCGTGGTTTCAGCGGCGGTCAACGGCTTACGGCCCGACTCAAGGCTTTCGCGCAACTGCTGACCGGTACGTTCAACGCCCGCTATATCTTTTTCAATAGCAGCAGTTGCTTTTTGTTCGGCTTCACGCGCTTTACGGCTTTCCTTGCCCGCAAGGTAC